AGTGCTGAAAGCCACAGTAGATTCTGAAGTAGCTACTACAGAATTATAACTTTTTACAATATTTCTCGCCATTTTATGTTCCTGTTGGAATTACGCCCAATGGGTCTTCTTTAAAATCAACCTTTAAACTATTGGAATTTGCATAATTCCAAGTATGTGACCAACTATTACAATAGTAAACTTTAGGTCTATTATAAACTGAAGGCATTTGATGTTCGAATCTTCTATAACCACCTTTATTTTCTAAAAAGTGAATCATGCTTTTGGTTTGGGCATCAGAAATATTAGTAAAATTATAACTAATATCAAAAGTAGAAATGTTGTCATTCGTTTTAAATCGTTGAATAAAAGAGTTTTTATATTCTAAAACATCACTTTTTATTTCTACAGTAGACTGACTCCCTATGTCTGGCTCAAAAAAGAATTTTTGACTCCACATAGAGTCTGTTCCTGTAGGACTATTTACTTGAGCCGAAGTATGCTCCCCAGTGCAGTAATAAAAGTTGTCCAATTTGGTTTGATTTATACCTGTATAAACGACATCATACTTTTCATACGAATTAGAATAATCGTAAGCCTGAAAATCTAAATTACAGAAAGAACCCATTCCCGACCAATTAAGTAAAGTTGGTGCATGGTCTACACTTATACTAGATACTACTTGATAATGTTGATTGTTTATAAAGGTAATTCCATAGCTACCACAAACACCTGACATGTCTTTGTATATGTTAGATGAATCTGGCGCAAATTTAAAACTATTATTTCCATTTTGAGCTTCGAAAAACACAGCTAATTTCTGTGCATTAGTCTCATTTACCTCATACTTTAAACCAAATTTAGCAGTCAAACTATTAACTGACATTGGTATTAAATTATAATAAAAATCATCAGTTTTATAATTATGATCTCTTGCGGAAAATTCTACAGTAGATCCATAAATAGGAGTAAGACCTATAGCTGGAAAACTCGCAGGTATTGCTATACCAGAAATATTCTGGTCTCTATTATAAAATAAACTTTCGCTCATTATCCGTGTCCTATATAGTTAAGTGTTAAACGAACTGCTCCATCAGAACTAGATGTCAATTGTTCTGAAACAAGGGAAGCGTTTGGGATGTTTAAATTTTGAATTGTGGAGCCGTTTTTTCCTTTTATAGAAAAAGAAACATTTTTATTTTCTCTATCATTTAAAAAATCAAACCCACTTTGTAAGAATGTATCATCCACTTCCATTTGCACGGAAGCTGAATACTGAACTGGGTCTAGGTGTTTTACTTCTATTGGTGTTTCAGATCCGATTGTATAGTATGGCTTTTTATTCATGGTTAATGAATAATCGAAACCAATCACACGATTACTAGAACTATTATCACAAGTAGCAGTTATAGATCCTTGACTCGGTATATAAATTGGAGTTGACACTGTTCCAGTAGCATTAACTCCACTCCTCATTTCATCATAAACAATAAAGGATGCGTTGACTTTAGGTATCGCGCCTACAGCACAATTCACAGAGTAAGAGGATAAATATCCACTATTAAATCCATAAGAAGCATTATTATTATAATTAAAACTTCCTGCCATAGCTTCAGAAGCTCCCCTAAAATCTAAAATAGGATCTTGATAAATTAAATTTCTAGAAAAAGAAACAGTTTGACTGGTAGCTCCCCCTACTGTTGTTAAACCACGCGCAGTCCCTAAAGGAGCTAAAATGTTACTGCTATTGGAATAACCTATATCAAGGCTTTCTACCCCAGAAAGCTCTCTCGCGCTAGGACTCCCATCCGCTCCTGATATAAAGAAGTGGCAATCGTAATTTAACGTTGTGTCGTACATTATGCTCTAGCTTTTCTTAAAGATCCTCCCAGCCTCTGTTCATCACTAATAACCTGTCTCACAACATCCCTTATTTTGAGTGCAAGATTTGAATTTTTATCATCCCCATTTTCACTTTGATCAGATGTCCCATCAGAATTCACTGTTATATTTATAGTCGTTTCACCGCTATTTTCAGAAACAGAAATTAATTCATCTAATTTCCCCACAACTGCGCCATCGTCCCCTGATCCTCCACCAGAGTTGATAGAGGAAAGAGCGCCTCTTCCCACCCTCTGTGTAGCGGCAGCGTTCATGACGAACTCTCCCCCAGATAACATAGCGGGAACAGTATCTACTCCTGCTGCGTAAGGTATAGAGCCTCCAGTCGCTTTTTTGGGCGGCGTTAGCATCATCCTTTGTAAAAAGCCCATTTCTGTTCCGTCTTCATTTAGAGGCATAGCTCTACCTGCTTCTCCGTCTTTACCCGCCTTCCCAAACGAAGCTGCATTAGCAGCTCTACCCACTAATTGATTAACACCATAACTGATGAGAAAGGTTTTTGCAGCATTCTTTAGAACATCTCCCAAACTAGTTTGACTTTCTTCGAATTCTTTTTCTTTATTTACTTGATTCACAAAAAGACCAAAAGCTTTTTTCTTGGAATCTTGCTCCCTCTTGAACTGTGGACTGTTTCTTCTCCCAAACATTGTCAAAGCTGCACTTTGAGGCTCTAGTCCTATAGATGCAAATCCTGACCCACCCGAGACTTTATCAAATTGTCCAGTAGTAAATGATTGCGTGGCGAAATCTAAAAGGTTTTTCTTTCCCTTAATTTCTCCTTGTCCATAAGTTCCTGGAGTAAATAACCCCCCTCTATTCATTGTCGGAATAGAACCTTGGTTTAGAGATGACATGAAACTTGTGCCGTATTTATCAACAGATTTTCTGTTCATCACAAACTCTCCACCTGTTAATAAAGCTGGAACATCATCTCTGGCTCCAGAGCCGCCCGTGACCTTTCCCCCTGCATTAAAACCAAACGCTGAACCAATTGTTGATAATCCTGTATCAAGAGCTGATTTGAAATTATTTTTAGATTGCTCTAGGAAAAATTCCGCTGCTGCTTGCTTGAGAGTATCTCCTAAACTTTCTCCCTTTGCGATTGCATTAGTCAAACCGTCAGAAAGAGTGTTAGCAAACTTTTCAGCGCTACCTACTAGACTCTTATTATATTCATTTTGTATATCTTCGGGAGATTTAATAAATGCATTTTCAAGTAAAGCGCTTAAGGATTGATTTACTGTTAATCTTTCTTTGTCTAGTTTTAAAAGTTCCCTCCTCTTCTGTTCTATTATTTCTAGAGGAGTTTCTTCATTACTTAACAAAGCTCCCAATTCTTTTTGAACTTCGAATTGTTGATTTACAATTCCTAGTTCTCTTTCTACATTTCTTCTATCTGCCCTTGTTGGAGCTAAAAAAGCTTTGTCCTGTAATTTTCTGTTTGCCGATTGCCTTGTCACTTCGATTTGTGCTACAGGGTCTTGACCCGCCATAAGTCTTCTATTCGCGTCTATCCTTTGACCAGCGACACCAATCATAGCACTCCCTGAATCAGCAGTAAGAGTTGAAATCTTTAATTGTTCTCTTGCTTGTCTAAAACCATCTACGAATTCAAAAAGTAATCGATTAAACATTTTAATTTGTCCAACCAAATTAATACTTTCTTCTAATTCTTTTGCTCCTTTCTCAAATCCATCTTTTTGAGTTTTTAGACCTTTGTTAATTTGTCTGAATGCTTCTTCAAGTTCTGCGACCTTTCTCTTTACTTCATCACTTTGACCAGCCATCAAACCTTCAACATCTCCATCCGCAAACTTTTGATTTACTTTATCTAGTCTTTGTTGCGGAGTAAGTGATTTGTCTGTAATAATATCCTCTACAAATTTAAATGTTCCATCCTTGGCAAATCCTTTAAACACATCTAAGAAAGAGCTTAGTTCTGTTCTTGTATTTTTAATAGCTTCAGCATCTGCATCTTTGATATCAAGTTTATTTAATTCTTTTAGTAATTTCACCTCGTCCTGTCTTTGAGCTTTCGGCGCTAGAGATTGATCTCCTCTTACTCTACTTAAATCTAAGTTTATTCTATTTCTCTCTAACTCTGATGCATTTTTTACATTGAAAGCGTCTCGATTTGTGCCTAATTTAAAATTGGCTTGAGAGTTTTTTATAGCTTCAGTTAGTTTTATTTGAGCCTGTGTTTCTTTTTCAGTCAGCTTGATATTACCTTTTCTCGCTTCACTTTGATTTAATAAATCTTTTACACCTTCTCCGAATAAATTATTTAATAATTTAGAGATATCAGCTTCTTCGCCAGCTAAATCTCTTAGATTGTTAAGTATTATTTCTCTCTTTTTTGCATCTTTAAGGTCTTCTAAATTAATATTTTTTATAGCCTTTTTAAGAGATTCTCTTTTTGCTTCTTCTACTGTTAATTTTTCTACCTTTCCTATTTCTTCTTGTAACAATCCTGAAATTTGACCGTTTAGATTTCTATCTTCATCTCTAAGGGCAATTTTAGTTTTTAAAGCAGATAATTCTGATCCACTAAGATTATTTAAAAGTTGACCTCTCTGCAATTCTATGTCTAAATTACCTATAGCTTTAGATTTTATTTCTAATATTTTTAATTCAGATATCGCTTGAGCTTTTGCTATATCCGCTCTTACTTGAGCTGATCTAGTTAACTTTTCATCGTCAGCGGCTTTTCCTGCTTCTCTACCTTCATCTATAGGAACGGCTTTTAATTCTGTAGTTACTCCTAATTCAATAGCTTTTTTAGAGATTCTTTCTTCGGCTGCTTTTCTAACACTTTCGTCATCACTAGTTAAATTTTTTCTCAAAGTTGGGTCTTCCGCTACGAATTTAGATAAAGCATCTTGTCTGGCAGAAAAATCCACCTTGCTTAAAGTCTCAAGCGCTTTTACCATAGCTTCGCTCTGTTTGCTAGTGAATTCAAAATCTTCACTCCGAATGTTTTCTGTCCTAAACCCAGTTATACTGGGTCCGCGAGACCCTATGCCTCCAGGACCATATATAGGTACTTGTCTTGTACGATTTTTTCTCTTCTCATCTTGCTCGTCAAGAATTGCGTTGACTTCTTTACTAGTAGCACCAGCATTGTAAGCTGCTTCGACAAGCCCTCTTATGTTTTCTGTTTGAACTTTGTCTTTGCCCATTCCAACAAAACCTTTTTCCTTTATTCTAGCAGCGGCCTGATTAGCTAAAGATGTGGAAGTGTCTGTGAATTCTTTTCGTTCTCTTTGTCCTTTAAATCTTAGATCTGCTAACTCCATCGCTGCATTTTCCGCAGCTCTTCCTAAAGCCTCTTGTCCTAATTTCGCAGCGGCAGTGCTACCATTTAAAGCATTTAAACCTTTATTAACAAGCAGCGCTGCACCTGCCACAGCTCCTATAGGCCCAGCGAAACGAAGTAAAGCTCCACCAGCTACTTTTAATCCACCCATTAAAGCGGTAGCTCCACCTTTAGCAGCTCCTACGGCTCCCGCACCTCTCATCGCACTCAACCCAGTTGACACAGATCTCCCCCCTCTCATCATAGTCAAAGACCCTTTTCCTGCTAGTGTTCCTCCTCTTCCTCTTCCCCGAGAAAAAGTCCCAGCTAAATTCCGCGCTCCACCCATTATACCTTTAGCTCCACCAAAAACTTGGGCAGCAAAAGCCGCACTAACAACACCGTTCAGTATTGTTAATCCTGTAGATAAAACTGAATTCTTTTCAGTAACCTCTCCTAAAAGTCCACTCAAAGCAGAAAATGCTATTTGCGTAGCTAACAGCTTTCCTACTAATCCACCCATAGCATCTGTTGCTTGATCTGGACCAGCTTTTTTAGCGAAGTTAGGGATGGCTCCCGTAGGCTCGTCTCTTGTGTTTGTCACAGCGAGACCCATTGGGTTCGCGCCATTTCTTAAAGATGGGTCTTGATTTACTCTTACTTGATTAATTGGAAGACCTGCCGCTGTTTCCCTAGCTACCGCTTCTTGTAAAGGACCAGCAAAAGAAGGTATATATCCACCAGCAAAATTAAATCTTTTTTGCACACTAGGAAGTCTAGCGTTCATTAAAGACTCGACAACACCTCTTTGTGAATGCAAAGGAGTGTTAGAACCTTTTTTAAATAACTCGGGCCTTTCTCTCCTCACCTCTTGGGTAGCCAAAGCTCTGGCATTCATCTTTTTTTCTGTAGCCCCAAAAGCACCTGCGCGTTCCTCTTTTATTACTTTTTTATAAAAACTTACAATATTGTCTGGACTTATACCTACTTTTAAATCTCCTGTATTTTGAGCAGTTGGGAATCCAAATAGTTTACGCACTCTTTCTAAATTAACACCGCCTCTTACATCAAAGTCTCCTCCTCTTTCTCTTATAGCTGCTTTGTAATCAAGAGCTTTAGTAATGCCAACCTCAAAAGCCGCTCCTATCGCTCCTCTTAAAGCTCCTTTCGCTCCTCTTGTCGTATCAAATCCTTGTTCTATTTGACTTTGGTCTACATCTCTACCTAGAGGTTTTAATTTTTGTATAAAAGCTGTTGTATTTTTGAAAATAGCAGAACTTATATTCTTTGATAAAACGTTTTCTTCTCCGTCTGAAATTTTTGCTATTTCTTCTTTCTTTAAACCATAAGCAATTCCACCACCAATTTTTTGTTTATCAACAGTTCTTTCTCCTAAAGGTTTTCCCCTTACGTTCATGTCGGGGACCAAATAAAAGAAACGAGAAGCGTCTACTCTTTTAGGCAGTTTTTTAGATTTAGCAAAATTAGGAATATATCCTCCAGCCGCACCAATCTTTTTCGCTCCAGATGGAAGACCCATAGAAGCAACCATTTCTTGGTTGAATATAGCAGATCCTCCAGTCCCCGCGAAATTAGGGACCATATACTCGCTATTATTAGCAACCATTGTTCCCTTTTGACCTCCCCCAAAATTAAAGTTAGGTATAGTGACAGGCTTTGCTGAACTTGGCGCTCCTCCTACGCCTTTACTGATATCTGATCTTTCTGATCCATAACCAGCTACAGCATTGTAGTTTGGAATAAATCCTCCAGCAGCGCGACCTCTACCTCCTCCAGTACCACGCATGACCCCAGGAGCCACCCTAGCGGCAATCGCTTGCATCCGAGTCATCACAGCTAACTGTTCATTGAGAGCTGTAGTGAAGAACTTTGTTTGAGCAGCTCTCTTTTGCTCGACGCTAAGAGTGCTATTCTCTATTGTTAAAATCCTTTTTTGAATATCCGAATTACCTAAAAGAGTAGATGCAATTTGCCCTTGTAGAGTTGCTTGTTCTTTAGCCGCTCTATTTAAACCAAAGAATGTATTCAATGACCCCACGCCAAACTTAGCAAGGTCTATAGTTAATTTAGCAATAATAGCCCCAAATATAGCTAACCCAGGACCACTAAGAACATTACCTATACCAGCTACAATTCCTTTAGCAAATTTACTACCTAACGAATCTCCATCTAATAAATTTTGTAATCCTGACACTAGATTATTAAAGAAAGTCAAGATACCTTTTAAATTGTCAGTAACTCCTATTTTACCTAAAGTTTCTGCTAGTTGCTGGACACTAACAACTGTGGAGTTTATAGCTGCTGATAAAGTTTGATTTAAAGCTTTGTTACGTTCGTAAGCTTCTGTCGTTGCGTTTTGAGAAATTTTAGTAATTTCGATAGCTTTTGAAGTTTTAGAATTATAATCATCTAAAATAGCCAAGAACGGCGAGACTTGGAATTTGCCGACTAAATTCTCTGCAATCTGCAATCGTCTAGCATCAGGTACATCTGAAAGGGCTTTAGCTAAATTTTCTATTAATTTTGTTCCGCTTAATATTTCTCCACTGACATCAGTGACTTGCACACCTAGATTCTGCATTGTTTGCAGTTTGTCTATGGATTGAATACGAGTAAAAATAGTTTTAAATGAGTTACCAATAACAGCACCACCTCGGGCTGTTTTTGTTTGCACTGCTGTAATAACACCAACTAATTCATCTAATGAAACACCAGCTTGGATAGCAACAGAACCAGATCGCTTAATACCTTCGATAAGATCTCTTTCGGAAACCGCAGCCGAAACCGCTGCCGCAGACAATTTATTAAGAACTTCTGCACTAGTGACACCCTCTCTGTTGAAAGAGTTGATAGCAGCGGTTAAACCAGCCACAGCCTCTGAAGCCCCCAAGCCAGACAAACGAGATAAAACCAATGCATCATTTAATCTCTTAGTAACCTCTTCAGCTTTCAAACCTTGACGGCTCAATTCTAAAGCTGCATCCGCGACCGTGCCAAAAGACTGTTCTGTATTTTTGGCTACATCAAAAATTGTCTTTTTAAAGGAATCTAACTGACTAGCGGTCCCTCCTAAAATAGAGTTAATAGCAGTTAATCTTTTTTCTACATCAATAGTAGTTGTTACTAACTGTTGAAAACCCCTTGTGACCGCAGATAAAACACCTACTGAAGCTCCGAACGCTAAAACACGGGCGTTAGCCGCTTCCATTGATTTGGTAAACTGATCTGCCTTACCAGTGATTCGACCAAGAGGTTGCGACAGACCTTCGACACTTTTTGCACTTGTGCCTAAATTTATCTTGAGCTTCCTACCCGCGCTTTTAGCAGCAGCCTGAATGCTGGCTTCTAATCCTGTTTGTGTGACTGGTATTTTAATTGGCATATCCGTAAACCTTTATTGTAATTACACAAAGATTTACACATCATGCCCAGCTAATCGCATCATTTGTTCCATGTCTAGTGTACCACCATGTTTTTTAGCTTCCTCTGATAGAGAAACCCCTCCTGATGTTCCCCCTAGCTCTTTAACATCTTGGTCAGTAGCACCAAAAACAACAGAACCCGCAGCGTCATCCCTAATTGGATTACTACTATTGTTTCTCTTAGATTCTGAATAAGCTAACAGTTTTTCTGGATCATCTCGGATATTATCTGGTATGTCATCAGTAAATTGGAATATGTTAAAAAACATCTTACCAAACAACACGACTCTCAACTGATAGATTGTTAATTCAGTGATTGGCTTTTGATAAAAACCATAAGCATCTTCACAAAGAGATAAATACATACTGAAAAAAGGTCTTAATACAGCCTTTTGTATTGTTTCATCACCCAGTCTACGCTGTATGTCCGAGTGCATTTCAGTCAATGCTGATATTTCCCAGCCCTCTAAATCATCAAATTCTTCTTCTGTGAACAAATGTTCAGTCAGCTCTTTATTTTTAAACAATAAAAATCTTAATAATTCATCCCCGCTACGAGCAGTAGCATAATCTTCCGCAGTTTTTCCTATGACTTCTTTTCTTTTTAGCTTTAAAGAAATCAATTCTTGTGTTTTTTCGTTTATTGTTTCTCTGTATTGCTCTCTTTGAGAACCAAGTAGCAGTTGATTTACAGTCCTTTTGAGATTCGTGATTTCTAAATCCAAACTTTGGATTTTCATATCATCTTTCTCATCCCACAGATCCTCTTTTAAAACATACTTTATTCTGTCTTCTTCAGTTTCGACACCTTTAGATAGGGCTTTATTTTTATACTTTTCGTAGTATTTATGCAAATACCTTTGATCTCGGATATTTACATGTTTTATGTAAACAGCTCTATCCCCTAGACAGTTTTCTGTATAACCATCAAAAGCCTCACCAATTAGAGAGATGTAGAACTCTTCCTTCAAACCTCACCTTTTTCAACATCCTCGATAAGTTTATTAAATTCTTCAGGAGAAGAAGCTTGGTTAAAGAACCAGAAAGCTAAAATAGTGCTAACTTTTTTGATTAATTGTCCATAAAAGTCTGAAGACTCGTCCTCTTTAATATAGTAGTCTTCGATTTTATTTTCGAAATCTTCACCGACAAAGTAAGGGACAGGCTCCTCTTGAGACTCATCTTGAACGTGAGTCAACATAAGAGTATACCAAAGCAACAGTCTATTTTGAGCTTTATTATCTGCTGTGTGATTAAAAAGAGTTTCCATAGATGTTTCTGCATCTACGACTTTTCTCCTAATAATAGCTAAATCTTCTTTGAGTTTTTCTAACTTTTTTTTCTGTTCTTCAGACTTATCTTCCACCGTCTCTAAACGAACATATTCATTTTGAATTTCGAATGTCTCTTTATAAAGCTTGCCATAATCTTTAGCCTCATCTTCTGTCCAAACACCACCTGTATCACTGTATTTTTTATACAACATAGCTTTAGTGAGAATTCCCCTCTTAACACACCTGCTCATTTCAACAGAGTATTCTAATTCTGCGTCTTCTAATTCTCTGCGAGATGGTCTCTTAATAAATACCTCTATAGGTACTTTTTCTTTGACCTTCTTTGTAACAGTCGTTTCTTCTCCTGTTTTTTTATTCTTGCGAGTGTGCGTCTTCTCGATTTCTTTTTCTTGATCGATAGTAAACGAATATAGTGATTTTAGAGCCATAACCTTTTTCCTTATTTAAATGTAAAACTTACTGTATAATTATCAATTCTGGAACATAAATTTCTAATTGATTCATTACCTGAATCTAAAATTCTTTTCCT